GAACGTTGTCCGCATGCTCGCTGCCGGTGTCGATGTAGACGACGGAGATATCCGCCTCCGGATGCTGCTCGATAGCGAGCTTCACCGCGACCGCGCTGGTCGCCCCGCATGAAAACCACGCGACGACGCGTTTCACTCCCCCTCCTTCCGCTGCGCGGCGATGGCTGCGTCAATGGCCAGATCGCAGTCGTTCCACGTGCGAAATTCGGTGCTGGACGACAGGACCGCCCACGACCGACCGGACTGCATGAATCCCGCGTGTGCGTTCTCCTGCAACCACCGATACCGCTCCGCATCCCTCGCATCCCTCGCATCCGCACTCGGCGTTTCGCTGGCGCTCGGTTGGGGGCGGAGGTAGAGGGGGACGACGAATGATTCGCTGGCCGGGCCGACGATCACACACCCGTCAATGCGCAACTCGTCTTGCCAGTCAGCCGCTGCATACAGCGCCGGCTCCCCCTCCGCCTGCGCTTCCGGGGCGGGGTGGGCGATGGCGGCACGTACAGCCTCGTTTTCTTCTGGCGTCGCCGCTCGCGCGGTGGCTTCCAAGTGCGCGTCTCGATCCACGCCGCGCGGGAATGCGGATTGGAGGTAGAGCGTTCGCGTCTCGATGGGAATGCCTCGCTCATGCGACCATTCGCGCTCGTGCTCGTGCGGCTCTCCGTCGCGCCATTGGACGACTGAATCATGCACCCAACGCCACTGCTTCAATTCTTCTGTTACAGGGTTTGGGCGAGTGAGTTCCGCCGCTATCTTGTCGCAATGATCGCGAACTAACTGCGTCGAAAGCGTTCCGTAATTGGAGCTATCGCTCTCGTCTGCATGTTCGCGAAGGCTGGCAATCTGTTCGATCACGGCCCGTCTGGAGCAACCGCCAAGCGCGGATTCGTACCACTTGAGGACCTCGGCCAGTGCCGCGCGCTTGTTGTCGGTCGTGCCATCGAGGAAGTATTGCGCCTCGTAAACGCTGTCGAACTTGCCTTCGGCTATCTCGATGACCTCATCCGAAATCCCCGCCTGCTCGCTCGGTGGTGGTGCGTGCTTCGCGCAGTAGTGTTGTTCCGTATTGTCAATGCCGCCTGCATAGGTAGTATCGGCGTAGCAATCCGGGCACGGCTCGCTCTGCTCGTGTTTGCGCTCAAGTTCGTCAGCGGCAGCGCTTGCAAGCGTGAACGTTCCCGGCCAGTTGTCGCTCGTATATGCTCGGCAGCGGCAAGCGTCCAACGCTTCGTTCATACGGTTCATCATGCGTTGGATCAATGCGCTCCTATAATTCGGATGCGCTGTGTCGAGGTTGCGAATTGTATCTTCGATGCCGTTGTATGCGGCCTCGTCTTTCTCTGGATCGAGGTGCGTGAGAAAGTCGCGAAGGTACTTGATCGCTCGATCACTCGGCTTGCCTTGCTCGCCGCTGTGGGCGGATGGGGTGGGGGTGTTCATTGGCAATCCCTCAATTGATATTTAAGCGCATTGATCTTTCGTTTGATTTCTGCGCGTTCCATCTTTCGCCGTTTTGGACTGTTCGCGAACTCGCGACCGCACTTATCCGAACAGCACATGTAGTTGTGGCCCCAACTGCTATCGCACATACGAGCACCGAGCCATTGATCGACTTGATCTTTCTCCCCGCAGTTCGGGCAGTCATCGGCCATCCAATACGGCTCTCTCACAGCACTTCCTCGCGTTCGGGTGGGGTGGGCTGCGGCAGTGGATTGATGCCGTCGTCAGATGGAATGGGATGCGCGCATTGGCAGCACCACGGATACGATCCGATGTAGGCGCCGCATGTAAGACACATCGTTCCGCAGCTCATGGCTTCCACTCCGGCGACCCACTCGCCGCGCGAATGTTGTTTAGGGCGGTGGTGCCGGCGGGGGTGAGGTCAACGCCGATGTTCCCAGGCGTCAGGTTTGCTTCGACCCATCCGCGCTCACAGAGACGATCGAACGTGCGCCACCTTGCTGCCATCTGCTGCGGTGAAGTGGTGTTCAGGATGAACTGCCCGCGATGTTCCAGCGTTTTCAGCAACCAAAACTCCGCCGCCGTAACCCTCGGCGCTGCTAGGGCGGCAAATCCTCGCGGCGTAAGCATGCGGAAGCCGCACTGCATCGCCGCGAAGCCTTGTTCGCACACAGCGTCCCAGTCGCGCTGCAAGATGTTCTGACCCTGCGCGACAAGCAGGAGCTTCCTCCGCATCGCCTCCGTGAGTCCTGGGCGCTTCATGGCGTGGGCTTCGCTTCGTCTTTCGTCGGCTCCTTCGTGTCGCCCTTCGGCGCTGCCGCCTTCTTCACGAGGTCCGTGAGACCTTGCTTAGCGATCTGGTACAACTCGCCGGCTTCGCGCTGGATGTTCTCGTTGTTCGCGACGGCCGGTAGAACGACCATGACGGCGGCGGTCTTGCTGGACGGAAGGAATGCGTTGACACCGAACAAGATGAGCGCCGCGATAGCGCCCTTCTTCGTGTAGACCAAAGCCTTCGCGAGGATTTCGTCTGCGCCCTCGATCATGGCGAAGAACGCCACGAGAGCAATCACGGCAGTGGCGAGCGCGACAATGATTGAAATAACGGTCAGCGTTGCGCCGATGGAATCAAGTTGCAGGATCAGATAGAGCGAAAACGAGTTCATGGCATTTCCTCGAATGGTTGGCGGGGTCAGGCTGCGGTCAGAGAACCGACCAGCTGCGGCGCGTGATGGGGGAGCGGAACGGAATATCGTCGTCCTCGCCCGCCTGTGATCCGCCCGACGTGCGCTCCTGCTGCGGCGCCTGGCGCTGCGTGCGCTGGCCGCCTTCGGGCTTGCCGCCGAGCATCTGCAGTTCGTCCGCGATGATGTCGGTCGAGTACCGCTTGACGCCGTCTTTCTCATATTCGTCCGTGCGCAGCTTGCCTTCGACGTAAACCTGCGCACCCTTCTTGAGGTACTCGCCGGCGATTTCGGCGAGGCGGCCGAAGAACTTCACGCGGTGCCACTCGGTGCGTTCCTGCTGCTCGCCGGTCTGCTTGTCCTTCCAGCTTTCCGAGGTGGCGATGCGGATCGAGGTGATCGCGCTGCCGCCGGTGGTGTAGCGCGTCTCGGGATCGGCGCCGAGATTGCCGACCAGGATGACCTTGTTGATTCCGCGACTCATGCTGCCTCCTTGATTGATTCCAGCGAGGCGAGCAGGGCGCTCACCTCGTCCCAAAGTGATGCGCACGCTTGCGCGAGTGTTTCGATGTACTGCGGGTCGCGCTCGATGCGCTGGCGATACAGGCGCAGATGCGCCGGCATGCGGGGATCGAACGAAACGAAGTCATTCCAGGCGCGGCCGGTAACCCACATTTCCGCTTGCACCTGCGGGATGTGTTCAGCCGGCATGCCGTTGCGCAGCGTCTCGATATGGACGGCAGGGTTCGCGGGACACTTGATCTGGGTCATGCCATCCGCGCCGATCAGTCCGTCCGGCGAACAACCGACGTACGGAATGGTGGCGTGCAGAACGAAGCCGGCAGCGATGACGATCTGTCCCGTCTCCGCCTCATAGGCGGCGCGTGCGGCGGCCTCCACGTCATGACCCCAGTCCAGCGACTTCGCCTTGACCTGCTCGCGCGGCTCGCCGGTCAGGATTTCCGCAACGATGTCGCCGATGTAGTCGCGGCGCGCCTGCAGCGGCTTCCCATCGCGCTTGCCGAACGCGAGAACGTCAGCCATGCGGGACGCGGTGATCTTGCCGGCGCGCGCCTCGCGCCACTCGGGTGTGTTCTGGATCATTCGGCGGTCTCCACGATGGCGGCGTCAGCCTTCGCGGCTTCTTCCTTGAGGCGGTCCAGCTGGTCAGCGACCAGTAGTCGATTTGCCTTGCCGATGCGATCCCACTCCTTGCCGAGCGCGACCGATCCGAGCGAAGCAACATCGTTCAGCGCCTTGATAAGCGCGAGGCGCTCCGGCGTGTCCTCCGGCACCGTGCGCTGCACTGCCTGCGCGCCTGGACGGGCGCGGCTACGCGCATCGTCTGCGACCTGCTCGCGCAACTCGTCCGGCAAGTCCTCGATGTCCTGCGTGAAGATGTCGGAGGCGGCGGTGACCGTGATAACGGCATCCACCTGAGCGCGCTTCTTCGCCATCTTGAGGATGGTGTTAGCCACGTCCGCCGGATTCGTGCGGATCTGCTTTTTCTGCTCGACACGGCCCTGATACTTGGAGAACTTGACCCGTCTCCGATTCTCCGGCGTGGCGTCGAATTCCTCCTGGCACAGCATCCCGCGCCATGCGTACTTGTCCTCGCGGCTGCTGCACTCGCCGATGCCGGCGCCGAGGAACTGACCGCCCGCGGACAACAGGTTGACGGTCACGCGATAGTGAACCTCGCCGTCCGCGCTCAAGTCCTCGACTTCCGGGCGCGCTGCCAAGCGGAAGGTCGCCATAAGCTTCTCGGCACCGGCCTTATAGAGGCTCACGGACTGCGTGCCGGGGATCTTCCCGTAGTGGGTGCCGTCGAACATGACGGAACGCATTACGTCCTGGATCAGGTTCACCTGCGCGCGAACATCCGCGGCGGTCAAGCTGCGCTCGCCGTAGTTCTCCACGGCCTGTTGCGTCATCGGTACAACTGCGTTCATTTTAGATTCCTTGCGCGTGATCCGACGCGCGGCGGTGTTGGGGTTGGGGTGTATCTAGAACGGCACAGAATCGCGCAGGCGAGTGGTTACAACGTCGGTTTTCGCGGTCACCGAGACGCCCTGCAAAACGTAGAACGACAGGCCGGGATTCGCGCGTGCGAGACGCTCCGCTTCAAGTTGCGCGCTATGCTGGCTGTCGTGGCGAACACGCGGACTTCCGTTATTCGGCTGCCACACAACCCAGAATTGGTCTTCCATTTTCGTCACCTCTAGTTGGTTCAGGCCGCATCCGGCCCGTCTGGGAATGCGCCTTTCTTAGCGCGATCGACTGCGCGCTCCACTGCGCTACTCGGCTCACGTCCAGCCCGGACGCTGTTGCAAGCCGTGTCCGCCTGGATCTGCGCCATGCGCAACGGGACGCCTGCCGCGAGGCAACGCTTCATCACCTCGCGCCGAACAATGTCCTCGGTCGTTTCCTTGCGGATCACTTCGGCCTCCCTGCGGAATGCGCGGCGGGCGTGGGTTGCGAAGTCGACGATTACGGCGCTCATGCTTCCACCCGCGAGCGCAGGTGTTGCGGCTTCCACACGCAGTCCGAAAACGGAATGGCGGTGTTGGCGTCGCTGATCGGCTCGAACTCGCTTGGGTAGCCCCAAACGATTTGATCGTTCGCGAATGGCAGGAACGCATCGTTTTCATCGAAGCCGATCCCGCACGAGTCAGGCTTGACGCCCAATCCGCGCTCGTCGTTTTCTTCGATGGCTGCGACGATCCCGGTCAGGCCGGCTGACCATCCGCGAGCCTTGCGCACTGGCTGGCCAAGAAAAAACCTGCTCATCCCCGCGCCCTCCGCTTACGCTTCGGCTGCTCGACAACCACGAGTGACCGATGGCGAGGAATCTGGAATGCGCGATCGACCATCGCCGCGCGTACGCGAAGCCCTTGCGCCTGGATCGGCAGCAGTTCTTCCGGCGTCAGGCCAAGTCGCGAATGGAACTGCCGCAAGCGGTCGTCTTGACTCTGCGGGTTGCAACGGTGTCCACGGTTCATCGGAAATAACCTCCACGGAATGCCAGCCAAAGGTCAGCGCAGACGTACAGAAGGAGTAGGGCGAGGGCGGTCATGCGACGCCCCACGGAACATCGTGGTTCGCGATCAAATCCTCGATCGCGTCTGCCTCGGTTGCGCCGGTGCCGATCTGCACGCCTTCGTCGAACTCGCCGAAGCACGCTGACCACAGGCAGTCGGCAGGCGCGATGCCCGTGTTGTCGCGCGCCGTCGTGATTGTGTAGACGCTCACGCAGCCCTCCGATAGCAGCTGTAATCGATCGTCTTGACGAACTCGGAATGCTTCCGGTCAGCGATGCGGGCGAGCAGGTACATCCGACGATTGGCGCAGTCCTGCAGCCAGCGGCCGAACGCGGACTGGCGGAATAGGCCGAGCTGGCATCCGAGTGCGTGCGTGCGGTTGTAGAGCTCGGCGCACTCCTGGCTCGACGCGTACGTGTCCGTCTTGCGCTTCACGCGGATGCGGTACTGGCGCGACAGGCGCTTGTATTCGGCGCGGGTCATGCGGCACCGGCCTTTGCGATGGCGGCTCGCAACCTAGCGACGAGCGCAAGCGCGGTCGAATGGTCGGAACAGTCAATCTCGATCGTCGCGCCGACGATACGCAGCGGCGGATCAACCAGCGCCTTTGCGCTCGCGACAAGCTCGTCGTGTGCATTGCAGGCGTGGACGATGAAGGCTGCGTTTGCTTCGCGGATGGCGTTGTCGCTCATGCCGCCACCTTCGCCGCGCGATGCGCAACCTGCGCCGCACATGCATAGGCCGCAAATTGCTCGGGATTGCACGCGATCCACGCCACGGAGCGGCGCTGCATGCAGTTCTCGTAACCGGCGGCCACGGTCTCATCGAAGTGCGCAGATCCCAGTTCCTGACGGGCTTGCGCCTCCGTCATTTCCTGGCGCCAGTAGTTGGGGCGCGTGCTCGCCATGTCACGCCGCCTTCGCAGCCGCGCGCTTTGCACGCTTGGCGGCATTGCGGCCGACGTTGTAGGTGCGTCCCGGCTCGACGAACGGCAGGAACCGCATGTGCGGCGGAAGCGGGTTCTCGGCGGTGTGCTTCGGGTTCGGGACCATGTACGCCCTGCAGGCGACATGGATATAGCGGGTTGATGCCTGGCGTTCCTCGCGACGACTCGCCGTGGTGCTGCGCTCGTACATGTCCTAGACCTCCCACTGCGCCGGGTGGCGCGATGGGAGGTAGTTAACCACAGTTGACTACGCATGTCAACCACAGATGACCATTCAGACGAAACTTTCGTTGCCGCAGTGCGGCATTCGTCGGCTATCTACGGGCCGCCCTAGCGCGGCATCTGACGCCAGATAGCGTCAGTGGTCATGTCGGCGTGCTCGGCGGCTTCCATTGCCTTAGTTGCCTTTTCCTCGATGTCAGCTAGGCGCTGAAGCGCCTTCGACAACTGACGCTCGATGCCGTAGAGGGCAACCAGGCAGAGCGTTACGGCGATCGCGACGAACGCTATCATTGCTTGATGCCAAGCGATTCGATGGCTTTGATTTCATCCGCACACTTCATGTCAGCCGCCACGCTCAGTCGATTGTCCAGCTTCGGCATGTCTTGCCACGTTTTCGATTTTGACGCGGCGAGCAGTTCATCGTACGTGATGGTGTTCGCATAGACCGCGCTCGTGCAGGCGCAATATTTCGCAATGGCGGAGATTTCCTCGGCAGGGCGTGATTTACCCGCAGTTTCACCGCTCACGCAGCCATCCTTCATGCTCGATTCCAGTGTTTCGCGCCACCCATCCGGCTCTTTGGCGGCGGCCAGGGCGGCAAACCCCAGTGCGATAGCGGCGATCATGGTCATTCCTCCCAACTACCAATCCATACAACCTTCCCGTGAATCTCAAAGCCTTTGTGATCCTCGACGGGAATTGGCTTACGCCACTTCGGATCATCCTTGTTCAGCGACTCGATGAACCAGCGTCCGCCCAGGTTGGTGAGCCTTTTCGCGAGCAATCCACCATCGTAGGTGATGACGAACAAGTCACCATCCGTAGCAGTTGTCTTGCGCTTGTCGAACATGATGGCATCGCCGCTTCGGATCCGCGGCAACATCGAGTCTCCGCGCCCAAACACTACGCCTAGGTGCTCGGCGCGCAGGCGCCGTCGCTGCAAGCTTTCCGCGCGGAACTTCAGCTTGTGCGTCTCCATCCACTCGTCGGGCTCGCTGCCGTCGCCAAGCGACGCTGACGTGCGATAGGCCATCACGTCGGGCCATTCATCGGCCAATGGCGCCTGCAGGCGTTTTTCTCCGCGCCCTTCAGTCAACCAGCGCAGATTGATCCCAAAATGGCGCGCTATCGGCTCGAGCGTGGTCGTTGCCGGCTCTTGGGTGGCGCCGCTTTCTATCTTGGCGATGGCCTGCTTCGACACGCCGGCCACCTTGCCCACGTCTTCCTGGGTCATGTTCCGCACTTCGCGCTCCTGTCGGAGCCGTTCGCCTAGTGTTTCCATGTCAACCATTGTTGTCCTGATTGCGGCAACTCGGGTTGACTTGGCGGGGTCATCTGTGGTTGACTGTGCGCATGGACCCGAACGCAATCTCGAAATCTCAGGCCCTGGCGGCATACGCCAACAGTCAGGCAGACCTTGCGCGCGCTCTTGGAGTGTCACGGCAAGCGGTCCACAAACTGCCGGATGGTCCGATTCCCGAACGTTGGGAGCTGAAGCTCCGTTACGAACTGAAGCCTGACGTATTCGCGAAGCAGGCCGCCTGACATGTTCACTCCCGCACCCACCCCTTCCCTGGTGCGGGACGCTGCGGTGGACGTCTCCGCGCGTCTGCCGCAGCACCTTTGCCCCTCGCGCGTCAGTCGCGCACTCCGACCGGTGCCGCGCATCGTTGCGTCGCCGGCTTCCTTTTCTGCGTTCTCGAGCATGGCTGCATTTTTTTGCCTAGCGTCGATAACGCCTGATAACACCTCGTATCAAGGGTTCTCATGCAGCAATTGAGCTTGTCCTATGAGCCGGGACTGGCTCAGCGATATCGCGACCAGCGCGAGTGTTTCGCCGCATGCGTGTACCAGCGCGGGCTCGGGCGCGTGGCATCTGCGATCGACGTAGCACCGTCGAATCTCTCCGCGATGCTCAGCGGCGAACGCAACCTCGATCCCGAACTGATCGAAAAGTACATGGTCGAGTTTGGCGACAAGACGCCGGCTCTGTTCTGGGCCGCGAAGCACCTGCAGGACGCGAACACGCTCAAGCAACAGGCGTTGGCCGCCATTCCTTCGCTGGTTGAGCAGTTGCAGCGCCTCGTCAAGGAGGCCGCGTGATCACCCGCGAAGACTGGGACCGCGAATCCATGATTCAGGCGCTCGCCGAAAAGGTTGCCAAGGAGCCTGATCGCGAGCGCGCCCAAACGTACTGGGACCAATTGAAGCTGCTCGTGAACGGACGGAACAAAGAGAGGTCGCTCGCGCACCCATGAGCATCGCCCTCTGGAACGCTGTCTGGAAGGCGTCCATGCCGTCGACGCGGAAGCTTGTCGCGCTTTCCCTGGCCGACCAAGCGAACGATAGCGGTGAGTGCTACCCGTCGATCCCGATGATTTCCCAACGGTGCGGTTTGAGTGATCGCGCAGTGCGTGGGTCCATCCGGGATTTGGAGTCCAGCGGCGTATTGCGGTCTGACCGCAGAACAGGGCGAAGCACGGTGTATCTGTTCACTGACCCCGGAACGTGGTGCCGGGGTGTCGGCGCATCAACGACTGCCGAACCCCGGAACGTGGTGCTGCCCCTAACGACGCAACCCCGGCAGGACGTTCCGCCCACCCCGGCAGCTGGTGCCGGGTCACCCCGGAACGTGGTGCCGCACACCCCGGAACGTGGTGCCGCCATAACCACCATAGAACCATCAATTGAATCACCAGATAACCAAAAGAGGGCCGCCGCCAAGTTGGAGTTGCCGGACTGGCTCCCGCCCGATACGTGGGGTGACTGGTGCGCATACCGAAAAGTCAAAGGCGGTTGGACGGACCGAGCGAAACAGCTTTCGATCCGAAGCCTGGATCGACTGCGGGAGCAGGGGCACGAGCCGCGAGCCGTGATCGAGAACGCCATCGAGTTCGGATGGGCCGGGCTCTATCCGCCGAAGGCTCGCGCCGGACCGCCAGGGAAGCCGTCCGTAGCCGAGAAGTTTGCTGGCAAAACCTACACCGGAACCCCAGAGCATGAACTCCCCGCATTCCTCCGATCCGACGCCGCTTGAGCCCGAGATCTTCGTCACGCGCCAGTGCGATCGCCATGGCGAATACCAGGCGCGGCAGCTTCCGGGCGTCCTCGGAAACGCGCCCTTCATCCTCGGCTGTGGCAAGTGTTCCGAAGAGCGCCAAGCGCGCGCCGCGCGAGATCGCGAAGAGACCGAGCAGCGCCAGCGCCGCGAGCAGATCGCGCAGGCTTTCGGCCGCAGCAACATCCCGCTACGGTTCCGCGAGCGCTCGTTCGACAACTACCGCGCCGACGTTCCCGCGCAACGCACGGCCCTGACGATCGCGCGCAAGTTTGCGAAGTCAGTGATTGATGCTGAGCCGCGCGGCGCGTCGCTCGTGTTGTGTGGCAGCCCGGGGACGGGCAAGACGCATCTTGCGTGCGCAATCGCGTCCGAAGTCATCGGCGCCTTCAAGTCGGCCCTGTTCATGACGGTCCTCGGCGCGGTCAGGCACATCAAAGACACCTACCGCAAGGATTCAGTCCGCTCCGAATCCGAAGCAATCGATGATCTTGTCGCGCCGGGGCTGCTGATCCTGGACGAAGTTGGCGTCCAGGTCGGTAGCGAGCACGAAAAGATGCTCGTGTTTGAAATCATCAACGAGCGTTATCAGGCGTGCCGCTCGACCATCCTGATTTCCAACTTAAACCGAGAAGAGCTGACCGCGTATCTGGGCGATCGAATCATGGATCGCTTCAACGAAGCCGGCGCGGTCGTAGCGTTTGATTGGGCGAGCTATCGCGGCAAGGCAGCATGAAGCGCCCGGCACTCCATGCGCGCATCCCGGCGGCTCTGTCTCTCGCCCCGATGTCTGCAGGCGCACTCGCGCGCTGTCTTGGCGCCACCCGGCGAGGCGTGTGGAAGATCCTCCGCGATTTAGCCGAGGACGGCGCAATCGAACGCTGCGGCGCCGAACCGAATCATGTGGGTCCGGCGCGCCACCTGTACCGGATCGCCGCATGAGCGCCGATCTGCAGGAAATGGTCGCGACGATCGCTGACATTCAGCGGCGCGAAGCCGCACGCAAAGTCGAACGCGAAGACCTCGCCGCCGCCAATCGCGAACGCATGCGCCAGTGGTCGCCGGAGTTCTATCGCCTGTGCGAGCAGTTGAAGGCGAAGGGGATGTTCGGGCGCGTGGTGCAATTCGAGGTGACGAAATGAAAATCACGCAGCGAATGATTGATCAAGCCGCGATGATCGCCAGCGCGAAGGTCGGGCAACAGCTGCAGGAATTCTGCATGGGTGGATGGTTGGATATGTCCCATGGTGTTGTCTCGCTCGACGACGGCAATTTCGCTTATCGCCTCAAACCCGAGCCGCCGAATGATGGCGAGGTGATGAAATGAACCAAACCATCATCCTCCCGCGCATGTGCGCGGTTGGCACCGCAGATCGCGCATGCCAGGTCATCAAAGCCCTTCCATCGGATCGCGCATGGAAGATCGAGATTGCCGAGAACAAGCGCAAGCGCAGCGACGACCAGAATCGCTATCTGTGGGGTGGCGTCTACCCGTCGATCATTGCGGCTGGCGGTGAACAGCTTCGCGGCTGGACGGCGGAAGACCTGCACGAATTTTTCCTCGGCGAAATCTACGGATGGGAAGTCATCGAAGGATTTGGCCGCAAGCGCATGAAGCCGGTTCGCCGCTCGTCGAAAATGAACACCACGGAGTTTTCCGAGTTCGTCGCGCAGATCCAACAGCGCATGGCGCAGA